GGCACATAATCTGTAAATATTACTGGTACCATCCCAAATTGAGAACCACCAGATGTCTGCTTTGTAGTCATATTAACATATATGTTAGCATAAATGTTCATGTGACTCTCCATGTTCTGCTGTGAAACATCTAATCTTAATTGTTTGATTAATCTTGGCCAGAAATCAAATAGTGGTTGCATCCTTCTGACAAAATATGACTCAGTCATAGCAACTGGAGGTACAGGATCTAGTACTTGTATTTTTGATACATGTTGTTGCACTAATGTTAAAGTGTAAATGGATCCCTCCAGTTCAAGTTGATATGAACCTTCGCCAGTCCAATAATTTCCTTGTTGTCTTTGTGCAGCAACAAAGAAACCCATCTCACCCATCTTCACTGTTCTTAGCAGGTCAATAAAGCCTGTTTTGATCTTCCTCTCCTCAGTAGGTGGCTCATCCGGATCAGGACTTTGCACCGAAATGACTTCATACTGTTTGTAAAATTCTTTTAGGTAAATCTGGATTAGAGCAAGGTTTTTCTCTGCTTTACCCAAGCTACTGAAAGTTGTGTATGTTGGATCTGATTGCCTATCCCAAATATAGGGCTGGTTCTTTATTATTGTTATCATCTCCTCATTCACATTTGCTCTCGTGTTCTCAGACTTACTTGGTGAAGTGAGTAGTAAAGAGATATTTGTTAATATTTCAGTTTTATCTGCTCTCAGTGGCCTTGTCATTGCTTGATTTTTCCACAATCTCCTCCCTGAGTAATCCATAAATACCATCATGACTTCAAAGGTTTTCCGATAGTTTGTCATCTTTCGGAATGGTCCATAATATGTTACGGACCCAGCATGTTTCTCGACCCCTCTAACAAAATCCGCAAGACCTATATGATTGTGCCTAGGGTTATCTTCAGCATCAGGTTCGCCAATATCAGCAAACGGACTTGACCTTATAGTTTCATCATATGAATCTCTGAGCCAAGGAAACATCTCCTTGTAGATCATGTAACTCCTAGTTACTTCACTTGTTGAATAACCCTCTTGAAATTTCCAGTACTTTGCTTTAAAGAAATCATTGAAGCTCATTGGAGCTGACCTATTTAGCTTTGGCATGTTTACTACAACTTGTCTGCTAAGCTTGGGTTTTGACCTACCACTAAATGAGTCTGTCATCCAGAACAAAGCAACCTCAAGTGCAATATCGTAAACTGGATAATTCGGGCAGAAAAATCTCAGGGTATCATTATCTAATCCTTCTGGCATCAGCTTCAGTGCATTTGGTTTTGTCATGTCCATCAACTTCAAGAAACTGATCCTAACTCTCCGAAATTCTGACTTATCAAGTCTTCTGATTGAGCTAACAGCATTGGCATGCATTAACATGCCAAAAACAAGAGCTTTAACTGGACTCTTGAAGTGTAAAGAGTCTTCTAGACTTGGTTTACTTAGTTGATTGAATGCCCACATCCTTGCTTCTTGAACTGTGGTAGGATCCCTATATAGGGCTGAGGGTTTGTTATAATAGTAATCTATATACTCGTCAGTGTGCTTCATCCTTTCCTTAATCTTTTTAAGTTTATCACCTTTGCCTATGTTTACTTTTATGCTTATTGATTGCCTGCCTTCTAAATCAGTTTCCAACACACCAATGCTTAACAACGTATTTGTGACTCTGGAATATAGAGGCCAATATTTCAGGTAGAAGTACTCAGAAAACTTTTCTGGGAATAATCCTACTGTGCCAGGAGGGTCCATAAGATACAAACCAAGAGCAGAGTGTGGCATCTGCCTGAGGTTGTGCACGTACTCATCAAACAAAGATGCAGTCTTTGACCCTTGGAATTCCCAGTAAGCTGATTGTTGAGCAAACTGAGCTACTTCTGCTAAGAATGCACTGCCACCATACTCTCTGATAGTTCTGTTTGCAGATTTTAAGCTATCTAGCATTGCTGATTTTGTAGTGACTGATGCAGTTGGTATCACAGATGTGTAAATTGGTTTAGCTAGTGCTAAGGCTAGGTTTCCTAAGACCAAATATCTTGACTTTAGTTCTGAGAATCCAGTTGCACAAAACTGTGTACTTTTCTTCCTGCTTTCTGATGCTGACCACAAATTATATTGTACTCTTTTCATTGCTCCTACTTGGAGTAAACAAAGTTTTGCAAATGCAGCTGCACCAGGAACATTTGGATCTACACCACAGCCAAGCCTCATACGAGAATCATCTGAAGAACACTGTAAGAGTCTCACTAGGGGGCTGATAGCATCAGAGTACTTTGACTTTGCAATCAATTTGTTGAATTCCGCAACCATGAACTTGTCCAGTTGCAACAGAGCCATAGCATGCATTACAGTGCTCAAGAAATGCAAGACACCCTGCATCCAATCTGTTTCATCTTTGTCAATGAACACAGAGTTAGGTCTGCTACAAAGATCACCAGTTCTCTGATCATCTCCCCTGATATCATGGACCAATGCCATTATATCCTCATTGAATGACTTTACATATTCTGGATCTGTTTTCTCTCTTTCGCTAACCTTGAGGATTTGCTCTACAACTGTAAATGGCATCTCAATGTTTTTAGTAGTGAACAAGTTGAGCACCTTCTTCACGACCCTTGAGACCTCTTCAGGAAACACCTTATGTGTAGCACAAGCCATTGCTGCAGTCAACATTGATGGTGCCCACCTTGAACAATCATCACTCCAGTCAATCACTATTGGTAAAGAAAACCTAGTTGTGCTTGTTATTTTCTTCAAATCCTGGTAAAATTTATCCGAATCAGCATCATCCCTTTTAGGCTTTGTCATAGTCTCTGCTGGTAAACTTGCTGCAACTACTCGACTACAATGCTCAACAAATGAGACTAACAATCTAAAGGCCATGCACATCACATAAATTTCTCTAACATTTACCTTTTGGTTTTTCATGAATAAATTAACCATGACACCATATTCTTGTTCACATTCTTCAAGTAATTCAGCCAATCTAAGAAATGGCTTTATATTTCCTGACCAATCAGGTAGTTTGTCTATCTCTTTAACTATGGCCTCTATGCACTTGATTCTTTGATTAAAAACCTTTTTCTTAACCTTATCTTGAGTAAACTCCCATTGGCTATGAGCAACTGCACTTGCTTTGGTAGTCATATAAGCTGGATACATTTGTTCATCAACTTTTTTTGACATCTCAGTGTAAAAGTGCCTATCATAATCTCCATGTTTCTTCTCCAAGTACTTTCTTGCATTTAATCCCATCATACAGCAATACTTCATGCTTGCTTCATGTGTTTTATACCCTGTTATATTTAAACTACCATCTTCATTCCTAGGCAAATCACCCCTCGCAATGTATTCAGTTCTAACAAATCTATTTTTCCTTGCTTCATTGAGTAGCTTCTCGAGGATCTTGAATGAGCTCCAATTCTCATTCTTGTCATTCTCATTACTGCTATAATGGAGATAAAAGATAGAAATCAACTGCTTGCCTGTATATATGAAACCTCCTGTCAGTAAATTCTGCATACCCTTGAAATTATCATAAGAATTCAATATCTCATACTCTTTTAGCCCTTGTTCACCATCATCAGTTGCTGCTTCTTTATCATACTCAAAGGGATGATCAAACATATACATGCCTGTTGCAATTAACTTTTTTATGAAAAATGCTCCTAGCCTTGACCTTATACCTGGTGCAACACTCTCCATGACTTTCAGGGGGTTTGGTTTGTTTGTTTTCTTACCTTTGATTAACTCAGCATAAAAGTACCTAGTGTACTGGAATGAATCAATTGTGTGTGCTTTATGGTCTAGATAGATCAACAACTGCACAGCAAACATTTTCTTAGCTTCAGTAAAGAAGACATCTTGTATATCAATGGATGCTGAGTATATGTCAAGCCAAGCTGCATAGTATAGCATTAGTCTTTCTTCACAACATAGGAAATGAGCAATTTTGTGCCTATTAATAGTTTCTGACTCAGTCCACCAACCATACTTTCCTTTGAACACTTTCTTGAATAATGTTGATGAAGGTATTTCTATGGCTGATGAATATGGTACATAGATCCAGTAATACATGTTCTTGACGGAACCATATGGTTTTATAAATAAGTACACATCGAAAGAATTGAGCTTCTTTAAGATAAAGTCACCTTTATCCAAGTTGATCCAACCAGCATTTGACATTGCGAGTTCAGAAGCTATCTCAGAGATCAGCTTCAGAGACCAGTATAACTTTGTTGATCTGAACCAGTCAGTGAATAACTTGCTTGGTCTATTTCTGTAAGAAAAGCCTGCAACTTCCATAACTTTATCCAGATCACCCTCTATTGCTAGTATCCCACTGTCTCTTTTGAAGGGTTTATAGGCCTCAAGTAGTTTATCAATCCCTGAATTTAGAAAGTCATCCATATCAGAAGTTTCCACATCAATATCAATAAAAGTCTTTTGTTCAGCCAGTTTGTCCATGATTGAAATATCTAGCAACTTCTTCTCTTTCCTAGCCATCACACCCCTTTCCATCAGCACTTTTAGCTCAGTTGAATCCATATTTGCCATAGATAAATGGTATGACCCCCTAAACTCCTTTCTCTGCTCGTCAGTTAATTTATACTCTTCATAATCCATATACGCCATTTCCTTTAATTTATCAGTGTGCTCAGTAAATCTAGTCCTCAATTGGTTGACTGCAGATTTTAAGCATCTAATCATTATCCCTTCTATTACTCCAACTTGTTCACCTTCTGTTATGTCATCCATGCCTCTCATAAAATCCGTGGGATCCCTACGCATCTTTTCAGCTTGCTCACATATAATTAATGGGAACCTACTAATTGCCTTCATCTTTTTTGATCTTGGTAAAGTATGGTGTTCTGCCATCCATGCGTTAGTCGATTTCATTGGATTATTTTTTGTCTCTTGCTGTTCTTTTGCAGCTAGTCTAGTACCTTCCAATAGTATTGCATCGCACATCTCTGCATAATCAGCTGGTTCTAATCTATTGTAGCAATTGTCCCATCTTAAAACATCTTCTTCTGTCACCATGAACCGACTCTTAGCTGTTCCTGGATTCAATGGCAAAGTTGTATCAAGAGTTTTGAGGTAGGTTTGGAGTTGTGTTTCTTTTACGAGATCCTCATAACCCCTACCTTTTAATTCAATGAATCTCTCAATAATTTCATTGACTAGAAAGTAGTGTGAATAAATATCTTCTACCATGACCCTGCTTATTGGTATTGATGTAGAGATGTGGTCTGACATTACAAAGATTGTGTGGTACACTAGCTTCTTCTTTAGAAGTTTCTTTATCCTCTCAAGCTTGATGGCCATATTTTGAACATCTGATAACTGCTCTCTTGTGATTGCCTCAGCAGAAGTTGTCTTTAACTCCAAGAAAGCTTGTGTCTTATCATCTCTTGCCATATAGTCAGGAGTCTTTTCTAAGACATCCCTTGGCAAGATACCTTCATACTCTAATAGCTTAACTGAACCCATTTCACCAAAACCAGTTATACATCTTAGGATAAGTTCATGGCGTAAAATGTACAGATCTCCTAGCTTGGGATTAGGACCGAGATCATGAGTGACTACATCATTCTTGTTAAAATAGCTTGACAAGCTATGGTCATCAGGCAATGCAGGATCTTGCAGTAACTTGACCTTTACTTCAGCCATGTTCGGGGAGAAGCTAATATCAACATCAGGAATAAGAATGTCAGGAGCCTCCATTTCATACTGGTTCACTGCATATGTGAACATAGACCCTGGGTCCAGGTAGTCCTCGTTGAGTAGGTAAGGATCAATCCTACTCATCCTAAATGAGCACAATGACTGGTATACAGAAAAAGTAAAATAAGATTATCAAGATTAATATCTTCTTTATAATTATCCTGTCTAGGTCTAAGCCTGTTTGGATTATAGCAAAGAGATAAACACAAGAAACAAACAAGACCAAGAAAAAGAACTTATCTAAGAAATTACTGACCAAGTCAATCTCGTTAATTCTCATCAACTAAGCTAGAGGTCTCAGCAAAACAATTGAACTTACACCAGTGAATATTAGTATTAAACCAATATCAGACTCTGGAATTACCAAGTTCAAGTAAATACCTGCACCAACAAATAGAGAGCAAGCTAGGTAGAAAGATCTTATATTATTCTCTCTATTCCGCAGTCTTTGTAAATCTTGAACAAGACTAATGAAGAGACAAATAACAGCTAGCCCAAGAACTGATGCTTGGTTAATCTTTGGTATATCTTGAGTATCTAACTCAAATATAATCTGTAAACAGCTCAAAACAACAATAATAAGATTAATATCAAACAGTTTCTGATATAACTCTTTGTTACAAGAGGTATTGAAGAGTGATGTTTGATT